CCACAGCCTTTGTCCTATTGGTGCTCCTCCGAGCCATACACCGAGAACTCCCCGCGGTTGAACTTGCCGGGGAAGAGCATCAGCCGGTCCCGTTTGTCCATGACCCCGACGCGGTGAGGGATGGCGCGGTCCTTCGAGGGCAGCGCGTCCAGCGTGCGCCGGAGCATGACGTGGTTCAGTTCCTCGGGCTCGTAGCAGTGGATGAGCGCATTGGGCCACCGGCCGCGGGCCCATTTGGCGAAGGCACCTATGTTCGCTCCAATGTCGAGGATGACGGGGTGCGGGTGCTCGAAGGGTATGTCGTAGCAGCCTTCCAGCACATCCTTGCAGTGGTCAGGCTTGATGCCGACCGTGAGGAACTCGGGCGGCCAGAGGGAAGGGGATTCAGTGGTTGTCATGTTTCGGTGTAAATAGGGCGCCCATGATTATCACCACGCGCTCAAATCAGCCCGCGCGTAGGGCAGGTCCTTCGGGTTCTTCGGCAGGAAGTGCTCCGGAATGGGGTAGGGAGCCTGCCCCATGTGGTAGACGAGGAGCTGGGTGTCTATCCACAGCTTGTAGCCAGTCTTTCGGCATAGGTGGCTGAAAAAGTAGTCCTCTCCGAGCAGCCGATTGGGCTCAGGGCGTGTCCCGTCCAAGACCTCCAGCGCGAATGCTGAATCGATGTATTCAACGTCTTTGCACAGCTTGCGAATCCCCGCCAGCCGCGCCTCCGGCGTGTTCGGCCCCACCAATCCAATCGGAAACCACTCGAAGCACTCGAAATCCTTCCCGTTGTCGTCCGTGTAGACGTATTTCCGGTCAGGAAACCGCTCTTGGAGGGTCTTGTAGACCGAGACATCGACTTTAAGGAAGCCTGTGGGGATATAAGCCGCCTCGACTAGGCCATCTTCCCGCTTTTCGTTCGTTTTAGCCTTCAGGCCCACCCAAACCGGGTCTCCGGGCGCCTTCTTGCAGTAAAGGGCGCTCACAATGGGCTCTTGGTGGCTCAGGATGCGCTCCAAATCAGCCCCACCCCAAGGGTGGTCGGCATCAATCATCACGTGGATGTCGTAGCCCTTGGAGAGGGCCTCGTGCGCCATGACATTCCGCGAGAGATTGATGGCTTGATGCGTGTCCTCGATGGAGAACGTCACTTCATGCCCCGGAATGGGATGGAGGGTGACGCTCATTGCGCCTTCCATCCAATAGGCTTTAACGCCTGACTTCGTGGCGGTGGAGACAAGGACACGCTTCATGCTGCTTTTTTGGATCTGAGCTTCTTTTCCATGTGGAGCTGGCGATAGAGGGTCTCCGCTCGCTGCAATCGGCCATAGGCGCGCATGGCTGCCTTCCTCGCGAGACGCCATTCGCGCGCAATCTCCTGGAGGTTGGCGTCCTCGACGCTCTCGTAGGTGCTGCGGTAGCGGAGCATTGCGGACGGGGACCATGAGAATCCCCACCTATGCCTTCAAGGCGTATTCGGTCAAAGGCATAGGAAAGAAGCATGCCTAATACATAGGGAATAGGTCGTCGTTCTGCTTGCCCTAGGTGCTGAGGCTAAGGCAATGATGGAGGGCGATGACCCGCGACGAAGTTTCACGCCGGCCCGAGTTTCAGCGGCTCCGCTCTGCCGCGGAGTCCTTTTCCTCGGCGCTACGGCTGGTAACGCGCGTCTATGGCGTGGACCTGAACATCATCGACCCGCGCACCACGGCCTCCGTCGTGGCCGAGCATGCGCTGGATGAAATCAACAAGCGGGAGGCGCTGGCCAAGCTCTCAAGGCAGGAGCGGCAGGCGCTGGGATTTGGAAAGGACTGAAGCCATGAGCGAATGGAAGATACGTGAACACCAGATCCAGATACTCCAAGACAATGCAACAAACCAAACGTGGGTTCCTGGGGTGTTTATCAAGGACTCCACGACCCTGAACCTTAACATCAAGGCGGTTGTTTACGACTCCACCGCCCGGGCACGGCGCCAAAAACTGCTTCTTCTTACATGAAACTGACACCCTATAGGAAACTCCTCGCGATGGCCAATGAGGCTGTCGATGCGGTATTGGCGCCCGTTCGCGCTCACGCCGCCAAGAAACAAGCCGAGCTTGAGATTGCGAAGCTGGACGAGCGCATTGCCACGCTGCAAAGCGAACTCACCATCGCCTGCTCCAAGAAAGACATCAATTTCGATAGCGTCATCGACAAGCTGGATGACATTGCGCTGGCGGAACGCCGCAAAGCGCAGTTCCAGAAAATCGTCGAGGAAATGTTCCCCGAGTGAATGGGGGATTCATGGAAACGGGCGGCTGCACGTCCTATGAGCGGAGGGCTTTGCTGATTTCGCCCCCGCGATTTGTCGGTGTGTTGGCCGAGCACCGCGAACGTGCGGATCGGCCCACTTTGGATGGATAAAATCAACTGCGCTGACGACTTTCAGCCCGACTTCGGCAACCTCTGGGTGCCGGTGCTGCCTCGCGAGGTGCTGAGCACCTATTCGCAGCAGGAGATGGCCGAATACTATGCGCTGCGCACCAGGCTGACCGTCAACGCCGAGGACAACCCCGTAGGGGCCGGCTGGATTCTTCCTTCGTGGCGGACGGTGATGGATAACTGGAAGAAATACCGCATCCACATCATCCTTGGCGGCCGGCGTTCCTCCAAATCCGAGTTTGCCTCCCGGCTGTGCGTGTGGGCCGCCGGCACCATCCCCGAGGCCAAGGTCCGTGCCTATCACGTCAACGAAGGGCGCTCCATCGAGGATCAGCAGGAGTTTGTTTGGAAGGCGCTCCCCAGGAGCCTCAAGAACATCACTCCCAAGAAGGGGATGTTTCACAGCCTGCAATACTCGCAGAAAAACGGCTTCACCGACTCGGTGGCGATCATCCCTCCGGACCCCGGCGCGCAGCGCGGCGGCACAATCTACTTCGGCAACTACCGCCAGTATGCGCAGGACCAGCAGGTGACGGAAGGCTTCAAGGCGCACCTCATCTGGGGGGATGAGGAAATGCCGCTGGAGATGTTCAAGACGCTGCTGATGACGCTAACCGACTACCGCGGCAGAATCGTCCTCACCTTTACCACGATGCAGGGTTGGACGCCGCTCGTGCAGGCATTGCTCGCGAAAACGCGCACCTTGCAGAAAATCCGCTCGCCCTTCCTGAACCGCGACGTGCCGGTGTTGCAGGAGAGTCTTTCATGCCCCGGCGGTCCGGCGCTCGTGCACTACTTCCAGTCGGTGGACAATCCCTTCATCGACCAAGAGTCGTTCCGGAAAAGCATGGAGGGCCGGCCGGTCTCGGAGGTGCTCGCGCTCGCGCATGGCATCCCCACGAAATCAATGGAGGGTGTCTTTCCGGCCTTCTCCAAGGAAATCAATGTCATCCCCCATGAAGAACTCCCGTGGCTCAAGCCCAAGAAAGACAAAAACGGAGCGCCGATTCATTATCCTGTTACGCGCTACATGGCCGTCGATCCCGCCGGCTCAAAAAACTGGTTCATCCTCTGGGTCGCTATTGATGGCGCGGGAACTTGGTGGATATACCGTGAATGGCCAGATTACGATGACTGGGCACTCCCTGGTCCGACTCCGGAAGGTAAGCCTGGCCCAGCTTCAAAGGGGTCTAAGCGGGGAATCAAAGATTACGTTGAACTCATCCGACACCTCGAAGGGGATGAAGAAATCTTCGAGCGCTTCATCGACCCGCGGCTAGGTGCGGCCGAGAAGCAGTCCCAAGACGGAGCCACCACCATCATCTCCGACTTGGACGATGCCGGCATGACGTTCATCCCGGCGCCGGGGGTGGAAATCGAGAATGGGCTCCAGCTGATAAACAACCTGCTGGCGTGGGATGAGAGCAAGCCACGGGACAGCCTGAACAGCCCCCGGCTGTTCATCTCCGAGCGATGCCAAAACGTCATCTACGCACTGAGCGAATACACGAACTTCAACAGGTCTGAGGCCTGCAAGGACCCTATCGATTGCCTGCGCTACCTCTGCGTCTCCAACTGCGATTTTCTGGAGAAGGCGAAGGACTACACCGAACCAAGCACGTTCTCCTATTGAGATGAGCAAGGGAACCGCCATTGTCCTGCTCGGACTGGGCTGCATCGTAGGAGCTGCTTTCCTGACCGCGTGGAAGCTTGGCCTTGCGGCGCTTGGCGCAGCCCTGTTTTGGATAGGCCGAAGGCTTTAGGCTTGTATTAGGCCGTATTCTAGGCCATGCGAAGGCCTAGGTTGAGCAGCATCACCGACATCGGCACGCAGAGCCAGACCGACCCCGGCCTACAGCTTGCACCACAGGGGGAGGCGGGGCCGGACTTTGGCGCCCTCAAGAAGGGCTACGAGGATTGCATCACCGACAATCAGCCCTTCATCGACCAATGCTTCCTCAACTATCAGACGCGATATGCGCTCTGGCCCGGCCAGTCGGCTGACGGCAAGAAGCATGCCCGGGACGGCAAGAACGGCGACGTAACGCCGTGGGATGGCGCCTCCGACCTTCGGGTCTACCTCGTGGACGAGGCCATCAACGCCAAGGTGGCCATGAAGGGCATGGCCTTCCGCAAGGCGAACCTCGTGGCGGTGCCCGTAGAGGGCAACGACATCAAGCGCGCGAAGGTGGTCGAGAACTTCATGCGCTGGCTTATCCAGACGCAGATTCCCGAGATAGACCGCGAGGTCGAACTGCTCGCGAACTACATCGAGGAAAAGGGCGCCGCGGTCACCGGCCAGTTCTGGGAGGTGTGCGAGGAGAAGACGCTCCAGACCATCCGCCTTGCCGATTTCCAGCGGCAGTTCCCGCAGCTCGACGTGCAGGTGATGATCAACACCGAGGGGCTGGAGGATGACATCTGCGCCCTCTTCGAGGAGCAATACGGGTGCTCGAAGAAGAAGGCCAGGAAGATGCTGGCCGAGCTGCGCGAGAAGGGCGAAACGACCGTTCCCATGGTCGGCCGGCGCAAATCCTACCCGGTCATCCGCGCTTTCAATCTCGACGAAGACCTCTTCATCCCGACCAGCGCCACGGACATCGAGCGCGCCCCCGCCATCTACCGCGTGCAGTATTTCACGCCGGAGCAGCTTCGGGCGTTCGTCCGGTCGGATGGATGGGATGAGGAATGGGTGGAATCCGCCATCGAGAAATGCCGCGGGCAACTGCTGACCCACAACGGCACCGACCCCTATTCGCAGCCCGTTTCCCGCTCGTTCATCTACGTCCAGCAGCGTTTCACCGACCTCATCGGCGTCGTCTATGCCTACCAGCGGCTATCGGACGAGGACGGGGTGTCGGGCATCTACCTCACCATCTTCAACCCCTTCCTTCCTCCCGATGAAAACCAGAAAGGGTATGCGAAATTCGGGCTGCTGCCTTACGCGCACGGACAATATCCATTCGTGCTTCATCGTCGTGAGATGCTCAGCCGCCGGCTTCACGATACACGCGGACTCCCCGAGGCCGGCAAGCCATGGCAGGACCAAATCAAGGCGCACAAAGACAGTCGCATCGACGCGGCGTCCCTTGCGGTTGTGCCGCCGATTGGCTATCCGGTAGGGCGCCCGCTGTCGAAATGGGGCCCTGGTGCCCGGATCCCCGAGCGGCGCCAGGGTGAATATCATTTCATGGACCGGCCGCTGCCGGACATGAACACGGACTCCTCCGAGGCCCAGCTTCGCGAGGACTTCAAGCAGTATGCCGGCTTCGCCTCGAAGGAGGCCGACCCGACGTTCTCCGCGCTGAAGAACCAGTGGGAGACGGACAAGTTCCTCGCGGGCCTCTGCAAGGCGTTCAAGCAGGTTTGGTCGCTCTACAAGCAGTTCGGGCCGGACGAGCAGTATTTCCGCGTTATAGGCCTCAAGAATGACGATCCAGCCCTCATGCAGAAGGGCGACCCCTACGAGGATTACGACATCATCATGGCGTATGATGTCCAGTCGATGGACTGGGAGCGGCAGGAGGCGAAGATGGAGGCCATGGCGAAGCTCTTTGCGACGTTCGACCGCAACGGGCAGGTGGACTACTCCGAGGCGCTTCAGATTGGCATGGAGATCATCGACCCGAACTGGGCTGAGCGCGTCATCAGGCCGGTGGATGTGGGCTCGGCCAAGGTGGTCTCCGAGACGCAGGATGTGGTGACGAAGGCGGCGGTCGGCTTTGACGTGGACCTCCCGCTGGGCACCCCGCCGCAGCTCGCGATGCAGGTCATCCAGCAGTATGCCGCGGCCCCGGATGTGCAGCAGCGCATGGCCACGGATGAAGCCTTGCGGAAGCGCATCGAGAAGCTGGCCAAGCAGGCGCAATTTCAGGATACGCAAATGCAGAACGCCAAGATCGGCCGTTACGGCGCATGACCGCGAAGCAAAGGCACGAGTTTCGCCAGCGTCGGCTTCGGGACTCCATGGTCTCCCTCATCGGAGATGAACGGTTCAAGACCTTCATGGAGGAGGTGGCTGAGATGCAGCGCATGGCGATGCTGGATGCTTGCAACGACCGGGTGGTCGCCAATGAGCGGCTGCTGGCTACGGCGCTAGGCGAGGTGCGCGCCTATCAGGCAATCCTCGACTGCTATCAGGGCTTCATCGACCAAGCCGAGCAGGGCTTGGGGGAAGAGTAGAGGTTGGAAGCTGCGCGGCATATTCCGGGAAACACGGCAATCTAACACCTAGGCCCTTCAGCTAAGTATTAGGGTTTCTGCTTGCCAAGGCGTAGGTGTTCGGTTCATGAGCATAGCTACTGGAGCATCCCGCTCCTGCTTAAGGCCTACTTGGAGGCCCATAATTAGCCCATGCCTGACACAGTTCCTCCGGCGACTTCGACCGCCCCAGCCCCCGAGGCTGCAAAGACCGATGCGAAACAGGGTGCCAGTAATCTGACGGCGAGCCAGATGGCCCAGCGGTTTCTCAAACCGCAGACCAGCGAACCCGCCCCCGCGGAACAGACTACCCCCGAGGCCACCGCCCCGGAAGCACCTCAACCTTCCGCAGCAGAAACGGAGCAAACTCCCGCTTCCGCCGACGCCGAGACCAACGCCACCGAGCCCGCTGAAAAGACCGATGCTGACGGGCAGGACGCGAAGGAAGAGGCCGACGACGTTCTTTCGCATAAATCAACTCTCGACCCGAAGACCAAGGAGCGCATCCAGCGCCGCATCGACAAGGAGGTAGGTAAGCGCAAGCAGTTGGAGGCCCGGCTGGCTGAAATGGAGTCGCGGTTGCAGCAAACACCGCAGCCCGAGCCCAACGCCAAGCCCCAGGTCGTCCCGCTGCCCGCAGGAGCCCCACCCCTCGCCAACATCGAGAAGGCCGAAGACCTTGTTTCCCTGCAACAGCAGGCCAAGGAAGCCATCCGATGGGCGGAGGAGATGCTGGACCACGACGGCATAGAAAATGGGGTTCAAGTGGGTGACCGGGTGTTCAGCAAGGGCGACCTCAAGACCATCATCCGGCAGGCCAAGGTGACGATGGAGGATCATATCCCCGCTCGTTACCAGTTCCTCCAAGCGCGGCATCAGGCCCAGCAGGCGGCATACACCGAGTTCCCGTTCCTCAAGGACAAGTCCTCCGAGGAATACCAGATGGCGCAAGCCATCTACCGGGATATGCCCTGGCTGCGGAATGTGCCAACGGCAGACTGGATCGTGGGCCTAGGTGTCGAAGGCTTCAAGTCGCTGCAAGCCCGCAAGGCCGCAGCAACCAAGGCCAAGGATACAACCAAGCCCAAGGTCGAAGCCCAGAAGCCGCCCGCCTCTCAGGCGGCGGTTTCAGCCGGCTCGACGGTCCGAGCCCCCGCAGACGGGGAGCGCGGAACGTCGGTGGCCTACGAGAAGTTGAAGGCGAAAGGCGGAGTCAGCGGCAGCGAGTTCGCGCAGTTTCTGGCGCAAAAAGAACTTGCACGCAACTCACGCTAATCATGGCACAAGCCACCACTTACAATACCGCAGGCAATCGTGAAGACCTCACCGATGTCCTGACCATCCTCGAACCCGAGGATACGCCTAAGCTCTCCACGTTCTCGAAGACCAAGGGCTCGACGAACGTTTACCACGAATGGCAGGTTGACAGCCTCCTCCCGGTCACCTTCGCGGGCATCCTCGAAGGTCAGGACGTAACGTCCTACACCAACCAGGTCATCAACCGCGCGCGGATCGGCAACTACAACCAGTTGTTCCGGCGCGACTGGATGGTGTCGGTCCTCCAAGAGGCCTCCGACCCGGCAGGCGTCTCCAACGAGGTCGCGAACTCCAAGACCAAGGCGATGCGCGAAATCAAGCGCGACATCGAGGCGGCGCTGGGTTCCGACAACGACCGGCAGGCCGACAACGGTGTCGTGCCTTACAAGATGCGCGCCCTGGGCGACTGGATCAAGTCCACCGGGCCGTCCGACGTGCCGGCTGCGTTCCGCTCGAAATCCGGCGCCATCGACACGACGGCCACGGGTTCGCTCACGGAATCGCTCTTCAACGATGTCTACCAAGCGCTGTTTCAGGCGGTGGGCGGCAAGCGGAAATACACGCTGTTCGCCGGCCCGAGCCTCAAGCGCGCCATCTCGAAGTTCCAGCGCCAGGAAGGAACGACAACGGCCAAGAGCTACATGGTCACGCAGGACGCGAGCGAACACCGCATCGACCTGAATGTGACCATCTACTCGGGTGACTTCTCCACGGTCACCATCGTGCCCGACATGTTCAACGGCCTGCTGGAGGGGGCGGACCCTTCAACCGTCACCAACCAGCAGAAGGCCCGCGGCTACGTCATCGATCCCGAGCTTGTGGGCCTCTCCTACATGGTCGGCATGACCAACAAGGAGAACCCCGACCTCGGCGGTGGACGCCGTGGCTTCATCCTCTCGGCCCTGACCCTGATGGTGAAGAACTGCAAGGGTCTCGGGAAATTCGCCGCCACCAGCTAACGCATAGGAGGACACGACCATGGCAGATTTCACCACGACCATCAGCGACGACCGCGTGTCGCCGCTTTCCAACGACGAGCGCGCCGTCTGGGGCGTAAGCCACAAGTTCCGGGTGCTCTCGTCCGACATCGCCCTTGCCTCCGCCACCGGGTCCACGGACACGGTTACGGTCACGCTGGGGGCGTCGCCCACCCGTTGGTTTGTCAACCGGGCGTTCGGCTACGTCAACACGGCCTTCGCGGGCACGACCGCGCTGACCGTGGAGGCAGGCACGACCACATCGGTTGCGGCCTTCATCTCCTCGCAGTCGGTGCTCACCGGCGGAGCCATTCTCACGGGTGTCGCCACGCTGCCGGAGATGACCAACGCCACGGCGACGGCCTCGCGGAACTTGCAGCTCAAGTTCACAAATGCCACGGGCGGAAGCCCCTCGGCGCTCACCGCGGGCGAGGCGACGTTCTACGTCAACCTCTGCGACAGCACGACGCTGCCGTAAGCATAGGGGAAGCATACGCCAACAGGGAGGGGAAGCCAAAGACCCAGAGCTTGGTTCCCCTCCCTTCGCGTAAGTGGACGCTTTTATGGACGAGCAACCCATCATCACCGAGGCCGACATGGACGAGGGCCTCATGCGCGAGTTCTACGATGAAGTCGCGGCCACCATCCCCGCGGAGAAGGTGAAGCAGAACCTTGCCCTGGCAGCGACCGCGAAGGCGCTTCAAGCCGAGGGCAGCGTGCGCACCGAGCAGGGGCTTGGCCAGAAGGTGGCGAGCATCCCGGCCCGCGTCTATTTCCGCTGGCATCAGGAGTTCCCCGGCTGCTGGCAGGACAAGGGGTTCGTCGATGCCTTCCTCCGGGACAATCCCCAGTGCTGTGCGCCGGGCTATAAGCCCACGCCAGACCCAACCCGCCACGGGAAGACCTTTCTGAACGGAAAGCCTGTTTAAGCGCATTCCAGAGGGTGCAAACGAAGGCCTACAGCGATTACCTCGCCAACATCGGCGGCCTGATTGGCGTTCCGACCTCGCGCATCTCCACCGAGTTGGCGGATGCGCTGGAGGTCTATTTCAACGCCGCGATGCGCAAGGCATGGAAGGCCGGCAACTGGCTGGACATCTGCCCTTATGGCGAAGCCCGGTTTGCCGGCAACAAGCTGACCTATCCCAACGACCTCTCCCAGACTGCGAACTGGACGGCCACGGCCCTGACCATCACGGCCAACAACCTCGCGAACCCGCTGGATGGCCGGACCACCGCCAGCAAGTGCATGGAGACCGCGGCCAACAGCGCGCATCAGGTCGTCCAATCTTCGCTCACCTTCTTCCCGAACACCGATTATCTCGTGTCGGTCTACGCCCGGCAGAACGGGCGGGATGACATCAAGCTCACGCTGAATGACGGCACGACAAGCCACAGCGCGTTCTACGACATCAACGCCGGCACCGTGGGGACCGCCTCCAACACGAGCGGCACTACCTGCACGCCGGTCGCAAACGGCTTCTTTCTCTGCCAACTCGAATTCACCACCGGCAGCACGGCCGGCTCGGGCTCGCTCACGATCAACCTTTCGACGGATGGCTCCACGACCTCGTATGCCGGCGACACCGGCAAGGGGGTCTACCTCTGGGGTGCGCTGGTGCAGCAGACATCCAACACCGGCCCGCAGGATGCACTGGTGGCCTGGTCGCAGACGGGCGAGGACACCATCGACGCGGTGTTCACCGTCTGGAAGGACCCGCCCTCGGTTTCCTATTACCCCCGCGAGCAGCCTTTTGAGCTGACGCCTAACGGGCTTCAGATTGTCAGCACTGGAACCGGCCTGCTCACGGGGGCCTATACCACCGCCATCCTCTACGGCGCCACCGCCAACCCGGTCTATCTCTATTATCGGAAGGCGATGCCCAGCTACACGGGCGACACCTTCTCCGCCTCCTCGACCTACACCGCAGGGCAGCAGGTTTACTACACGGCGTCGGACGGAAACTCGAATTTCTACAAGTGCCTTGCCGCGACCTCGGCGGGGGAGGACCCGGACGACACCCCGAGCAAGTGGGACCTGCTGGAGATTCCCGAGCCGCTGTTCTGGTTCGCCACGTATCAGGCGTATGGCGACTGGCTGACCGCGGATGGGCAGCAGGACAAGGCGGTCGGCGCCTACGCGCTCGCGCAAGGCCGGATGGACGACGCGTGGGATGTGCAGGAACGGCAAATGGGGTGGGTGATGCCCACCCGGTTCGCCACGCATGTGACCGCCCAAGTGAGATTTTAACCCAAGGACTCAGCCATGCCAATGGACATAACCAACCCACTTTACACAAAGCCGGCGATTTCCAACGGCACGTATCTGGCCGACCAGCGGCTCACGGTGGACAACACCGCAGGCGGCGTGACGTTCACCGACTACACCGAGACCTACGTTCAGGTGGTGGACATCGATGTGCAGGACGCGGACGTGATGGTGACGTTCGACGATTCGGCGCCGACCTCCACGAACGGGCACCGGCTGTATGCGGGCACCGCCTACTCGTGGTCGGTGGCGCGCTTCAATGCGGCGAAGTTCATCCGGCAGGGCTCCACGAACGCCGCGATCCACGCCAGCCCCAGCTCCATCTAAGGCCATGTCACTCTCGAATAATCCACGGGTTCTATCGGGTGCGCAGCCCTCGTTTGGTGTTATCGGTGGCACCGGGAAGTTTGCCGATGGCACTGCCGCAGCGCCGAGCATCACGTTTGCGAGCGATCCGGATACGGGGTTCTTTCGCTTTGGTGACAATGTTGTTGGCTTCGCGGCCGCTGGAACTGCGGTTCTGCGATTCACGAACAACGGAACCCATGGCCGCATCCTGCACGGCACGGTGGCTAACAACATACAATTTTCAGACGCTGGAGCAATCGACGTAACGGCCGCCGGCACGAATCAGAACATCACGCTCACTCCGAGCGGGACGGGGCGCATTGTTGGCACCACAGGCAGTGCCAGTGATAGCCTTGGCGCTATCCACGTTACAACCAGCGCAAACCAGGCATTTCTTGCATTGATCAGCGGTCTCGCGGCCAATCAGGCGGCCGGGCAGATCGTGACGCTGCCGATAGGGAAGGCAGCAAGCATTAACAACCTCGGATACATGGGGTATCTGTTCAACTCGTCGGGCTCCACCACGAACGCGTTGACATGGGGGTTCTACGCCAATGACAACCTGATGCGGCTCTTGGGGACTGGCTCGTTGCTGCTCGGCACCACCACCGACTCCGGCAACGGCCGAATCCAACTCGCCACCCACACCACCAGCGCGGGCGGGATTGGGTTTGGGACAGAGACGGCGCTATATCGGTCGGCGGCTGGCGTTCTACAGCAAGAAACCGGTGGAACGACCGATGTTAGCTACTTCCTAAACCGAACGGGCGGAACAGCGGCTACAGGTGGCATGTATTTGCCGACCGGGGTAAATGCGCTGCGCCTTCGCATCAATGGTGCAGATGCCCTCACCCTCGACTCCTCGCAGAATGCGACGTTTGCGGCGACTATCCGCGAATCAGTAGACACGCGCTCCGGGGCTGGAGCTATCAGTCTCACTGCCTCCACAACCAAGCTAACTACGACGGGGGCCGACGCATTGACCCTGGCAGATGGCGCCAACGGCCAAGTGAAGCGCATCGTCATGATTTCCGATGGCGGCGATGGCACGCTGACACCCACCACCAAGACGGGCTTTTCCACCGTCACGTTCAATGATGTGGGGGATTCTATAACCCTTCAGTTCTACACAACGCAGGGGTGGATGGTCGTAAGCAATTACGGCTGCACCATAGCCTAACCTTTCCTCTCAAAATGCCCTACTCCAAGGAAGCGGATGATTTACCCGCCCTATGCCTTGTCCGCCCTATCTACGACAATACGGGGGCGGTGTCGGGCGTGGTGTGCCAGTTCAACTGGATGCGGCGGGTAAAAAACGACGCCGATGCCGCGGACCAGCTCCCGCCGTTGGAGACAGCCAGCAAAGCCGTGGACCTGTGGGATAACGTCAAAACCGTGAATGTGCCCGGAGTGGGGAATATCACCTACCGCAATATTTCTCGCGCTCTCAAGCTGGTGGCCGACGCGGAGCGCGGCACCTGAAGCATCATGACCCTCGAACATCGCAAAAGCACGCTCATCTGCGAACTCCTCCATGCCGACCTGAACACGCTTGTTCACACGCTCGCCGTGACCATGGCCGAGCGCGATGAGCTGAAGGCCAAGGTGGCCGAGCTGGAAGCCAAGCTGAGCCCCAAGCCGGAGTAGATGGACCGTTACCGGACCATAGGCCCGAACGATGACCCCTCCCTCGCGGAAGGGGATACGGCTTTCATTGGCGTCAACGACTACGACGCCCCGGAAAACCTCATGCCCGGTCAAGTTCAGGCGGCGGTGAACATCGACTTCACGGACCAATCCGCCTCCACCCGTGGAGGCTTCGTGTGCCTGCCGTCGCTCGGCATCGCGCCGTTCCAAGCCTCTGCGCTCTGGACCTCGCGCACGAGCGCCTCGGACATCACGTGGACTTCGGTAGCCTATGGCAACGGTGTGTTCGTGGCGGTCGCCTCGGCCGGTGGGGTGGCTAATTGCGTGATGACTTCTCCGGATGGCGTGACGTGGACCCTCCGGACTGCCCTCGAAGGCACGTGGAACTCGGTCGCCTTCGGGAACGGCCTTTTCGTGGCCGTGGGGGTGGGCTCGGCTGGCTTCGTGATAACCTCGCCGGACGGAATCACGTGGACGGCGCGCACCGCGGCCGCGCTCAATACATGGCGGTCGGTCACCTTCGGAAACAATCTCTTCGTGGCGGTGGCGTCCAACGGGGCAACGCGCGTGATGACCTCGCCCGATGGCATCACATGGACGGGCCGCACGGCGGCCAATGCGCATCAGTGGTGGAGCGTCACCTACGGCAACGGGCTCTACGTTGCCGTGGCGAACAACATCGTAATCACGCCGTTCATGACCTCGCCGGATGGCATCACGTGGACAGGGGTGACGGATGCCCTGCTGAACTACGCATGGACGAGCATCACCTTTGGCACAGCCACGTTTGTGGCGGTGGCCAGCGGTGGCCAGGTGGCATCCTCGGGCGATGGCGCGACGTGGACCGAGCGCACCGCGCCGGAGGCCAACAACTGGAACGCCGTCACCTATGCCAACGCGTTGTTCGTGGCGGTGGCCTCCACGGGGACCAACCGCGTGATGACCTCGCCCAACGGCATCTCGTGGACTGCCGCCGCGGCCGCCGCAGCGAACGAGTGGAATGGAATCGGGAATGGCAACAACACCTTCGTCGCGGTCGCCGGCACCGGCACGGGCAATCGCGTCATGACCGCAGGCGCCACCAGCTCCGTCTTTGCCTCCGGCATCTACTCCGACCCCAACGACGCGGGCAGCCGGTGGATCATGCTCGTGGGCACGAACAAGGTGGGCTTCTACGCCTTCGGCCGCACCTCACGCACGGTCAACATCAACAGCGCCTACACGGTCTCGGAGCAATCGACCGTCGTGCAGTGCAACAACCAGGTCTACATTTTCCGCGGCTCGGACGAGACCCCGCTTTACTGGACGGGCAACTGGGGGACGGAATTCACCGTCGTGCCAGCCACCACGGCGGGGGCGGGTTTCGAGAGCATCCCGAACAGCAATCAAGCCACGTTCTGCCAGAACCGGCTTTGGGTGAAGAACGGCAAGGACCGCATCAGCGGGTCGGACGTGCTCGTTTTCGACACCTACGATGCCATCAACAACGACTTCAACCTCAACACGGGCTCCTCGGATTTCATCGTCACTACCTACCCGTTTGGCGACACGACGCTCATCGTCTTTAAAAACAACTCCATCTTCGCGCTGAATAGCGTGGATGGCGCGCTGGCGGACGTAACCTCGACGGAAATCACCCGCACGGTCGGCTGCGTGGGCATCAACGCGGTCACGTCGGTGGGTCCGGACTTGGTCTACGTCTCGGACCGCAACGTAAACCTGCTCTCGCTCACCTCGACGAACAACGCGATCCAGCACAAGACGCTGCCGCTCTCGCGCAACATCCGCTCCGTCTTCAAGCGGGTGAATTGGGAGTATGGATACAAAATCTCGGTGGCGTTCTGGGACAACAAGCTATTCCTCGCCCTGCCGCTGGATAACGCGACCTCCTGTAGCACGGTCTGCGTCTTCAATTTCATCACCGAGCAGTGGTATGGGGAATGGAACTTCTCTTCACTGATCAACATGAACATCCAAGGTTGGGCCATCGCGTCCTATCTGGGTGAACAGCGGCTGCACTGCATCACGGAGGATGGGCGCATCTTCGTCACGGACGAGGGGCCGCAGGACATTTCGGGAACGACGGTGGCGGAGATTTCCACGTCGCTGACGACGCGGGCCTTTCGCGGGAACAATAACAACCGGGTGGGCCGGCGCGTGTGGGCGGACATGGGCACATGGCGCCCCAGCTTCTCCGTGACCTCCTACGTGGATGGGGCAGGGGAGTCCGAGGAAATCCTCAGCGACCAGACATTTTCCCGGTCCGACTCGTGGATCTTCAACGACTCGACCTACTCCCTGACGAACTCCGGCGACAACTACAACCGCGCCGGGAGAAAGGACTATGCCGGGCTGTGTAGCGAGAGCATTCAGCCCCAAAGCGGTTTCCTGCCGGAAATGCTGCAAGAGTTTCGGCTGCCCATCATCACCCGGCGCAAAGGACGGCTGGCGTGGTTCAAAATCGAGAACACGCAAGGCCGGGTCGTATTGCGCGGCCTCGGCGTGGAGGCGCGAGCGGGCGACCGCGGGAACTTCATTCAGGTTATCTGACCCCATGGCCAACGTCACTCCAGGCTTCACCTACCAGTCCACCACGGCGCTCACCGCCGCGAACCTCAATTTGCTGGGGCAGCCGACCGTGACCATCGGGACGGGTGAGGTCACCAACGCCATGCTCGCGAGCAGCGGCGGCATCGGTTACGTGACTGGAACGGGCGGCACGGTCACGCAGGCCACGAGCAAGAGCACGGGGGTGACGCTGAACAAGGCGTGCGGCCAAATCACCATGCACAACGCCGCGCTGGCGGCAGACACGACCGTCTCCTTCGTGCTGACGAACTCCGTCATCGCCGCGGGGGATGTGCTCATCCTGAACCATATTTCCGGCGGCACAGCAGGCTCCTACACGCTCAACGCCCGCTCGGCATCGGGCTCGGCCACGATTGACGTGCGCAACGTCACGGCCGGCTCGCTGGGCGAGGCCATCGTCATCGCCTACGCGGTCATCAAAGCCGTCACCTCCTAAGCCATGGCCTACGACATCCAGCGCTATCTCCGAGACCGCGGCGACCTCGCCAACAACTGGCAGCGCGCCAACGACCCCGCTTGGCTGCAACAGAACCCCGGCGACCGGGACCTCGTAAACTGGATTCTGAGCTTCGGGTCGCTCGACAATTATGCTCTGAACGACCTCCAGGGCAATGCGCAGGCGAACAACTACATGGCTCAGCCGCCGCCTGCGCAGCCACAGCCTGCCCCGCAGCCCCCACCGGCAGTAAACCCGCTTCCGACTGTCCCGAGCCTGCCGCTCAGCCCCGGAACCTACACGCCAACGGGCCCGACCCCGCAGAATACACCGCTGCCTCCGCCGGTCACTGTAACGCAGCCTCCGCCACAGCCACAGCAGCAGCCGGAGCCGGTCACGCAGCCGCCTCCGCAGCAGCCCCCGCCGGCCAACCCCTTCAACATTCCCCAGGTGCCAACGGCGAACAACACCGACCCCACGGCGCACGAGCGCAACATCACGGGCGAGGGTGCGGCCACGCTTCAGGCCATGGTCAATCTGGCGCCGTCGATGTATCAGGCGTATCAGACCTATGCACCTGCCTACGCGGCCACGGATGTAAACATCCTCGGACAATCCCTCTTTGGCAGCGGCTACACGGGCAATCTGACCGACATCAACCGCCGGCTCACCCAGGAGGCCATCACACAGTCGAACCAGGGGAACCGGGCGGTGCGGGAGGCCAACATCGCCGACATGGCGGAGTTTGGCGGTCAGGCCCTCCAGAGTATCTACAACCTCAATACGCCGCTTTACCAGAACATGGACATTCTGGACGCGACGGCACGGCGCGGGCTCGGGTCCAACGGGCAGGCCCCGCGGACAGGCTACCAGAACGCCCTTCGCGAACAGTTCCTCCAAGGCCCCTCCTTCCAGTCGGTGCAGAGTCAGCAGGTGACGCCCTCCAGCGTGACCACGGGCAGCATTGCCAATCCGCTGGCACCGCGCACCGTCAACGCAGCACAGAGCGACATCGGGCTCCAGACCGCCACAGGTCAGTTGGGCTCGCTTGGCCCTGGCTCCCTCCAGCGCACGCTCGAACAGCAGGCGGCGAATGACCTGGCACTGGGACGCGGGCTCAGCGAGGCGGAGCGTCGGGATGCGCAGCAGGCCGCCCGTGAAGCATGGTCAGCCCGCGGGCTCATCAACAGCACGGGGGCGGTGGCGGATGAGGTGCTGAACACCGACCGCATGGCGCGGCAACGCGAGGCAGAGCGCCGGGCCTTTGCCCAGCAGGTGGACCAATCCGGCTTTGGCCAGCGGCAGGCCGCGTTTGCCAATGCGCTCGGGCTCTCGGATGCCTCCCGCGGCTATGCCGGGCTCGGCTTGCAGGCGGACATGGCCAATCAAGGCCGGGACCTCTCCTTCAACGACCAGCTTTACCGCACCGGACTCTCAAACCAGCAGCTCGGATTGCAGGCCCAGCTCGCGAACCAGCAGGCAGGGCTTACCGCCGGCCAGACCAACGCCGCGAACGCGTTGCAGGCAGCTTTGGCGAATCAGCAGACCTCGCAGCAGGCGCTTGGGATGAACCAATCGCTGGGGATGGACCTCTCCCGCATGGAAATCGGGCAGGACCAGCAGGCATTCCAAAACCTGCTTTCTCAGACCCAGCAGCGTGCGGCCACGGCCTTCAATCCTTTCTCGGTGCTCGGGGACTCGGCCAACCAAGGCATGAATGCGAGCCTCTTCGGCATGACAGGCCCCGCGACGGCGAACAGCCAGAACGTCTACAATCAGTTTAATCCCTTCAACGCCTACGCCTCCGACCTCTACAACACGAACTACAATGCGGTGGAGGCGGCGCGGCTGAACGCAGCCAACGCTTCCGCGGGCAAGCGCTCCGGATGGATGCAGCTGGGCGGAAGCTTGCTTGGTGCCGCTGGTGCGGCCGGCGGCTTCGCTGCCCTGCTCTGCTGGGTGGCGCGCGAGGTTTACGGCGAGACGAACCCGCGGTGGCTGCACTTCCGCGAATGGGTTCTCACGCAGGCGCCGGCTGAGTTCCGTGAGTTCTACCGGGCGCATGGGCGGCTGGTGGCCGGGCTCCTGCGTCTGCGCCCGCAGGACAAGCCTGCGCTTCGCGAATGGATGGACGCACAAATCGCAACCCTCAACGCGGTGTGACCGATGGCCTACAACCCTGGAGTTCAGTCACGAGTTGGTGAGTTCTACGCCCAAGGGCTTTCTGGCCTAGGTGCCGGCATTGCCAGCGGAGTGGAGGCGTTCAAGCGCCGCGAGCAGGAGAACAAGGACGTTCAAGCCAAGGGCAAAGCTGCCGCCTCGTTCCTCAAGACATTCGGCAAAGACCTCGGCATGTCGGAGGAGCAGCTGAGCCAGTTCCTCACGCAGCAGCCGGACGAGACCCCGCGGCAGTATGCCGTGCGGCTCTCCGAGGGGCTGGGCAATGCCATCATGGGGCAGAAGGTGAAGGCCATGAAGGCGGAAATGGACGCTCAGGCGCAGCAACAGCAGCAGCTCGCCCGGTTGCAACAGCTCGGCCGTTTCATGGGCGGGGAGGGGAGCGGCGTCTATTCGCCGCAGGCCCAGCAGGCGATGCAGCAGCAGATGCAGAACAATCCTTTCCTGCGCACCGCAGCCCAGGCAGCAGCGGCCACCGGCCAGGTGCCCTCTGCGGGGGCCGTGCTCGACTACGATTTCAAGCAGCAATCGATGCGCTCCCCGAATGCAATCGAGCCCTTCTCCGGCCGCTCGGTGGACGACCGCGGCAACCCGGTGGAAGTGACTGTGGACAAGAAAACGGGGAAGGAAATCATGCGTGGGCCGGTGAACAAGCCGCCCTCGGTGCCCGACCCGCTGATCAATTCGATGTATCAGGATTTCTCGAAGGAGCGGCAGGAGCGTGTGCTTCCAGCGCTCTCCTCGCTGCGCGCCTACGAGGAAATCGAAAAGATTCTCAAGGGGGACGAGGGCAAGGTCATCTCCGGTGCCTTTGCCAACCCCGAGCTGCTCGCCAAGCGCGTGGCAAGCGCGCTGGGGGCGAAGAACGTGGACGTGAAGAACACCGAGACCATGCGGGCGTTGTTTGCTGTCCCGGTGGCGCAGATTATCCGCAATTTCGGTGCCGGCACAGGTCTCTCCGATGCCGACCGCGAGTTTGCCGCCAAGGCGGCCGGCGGTGACATCACGCTCAATGCCGAGAGCATCAAGGAACTCGTGCGCATCGGCAAAGAAGCCTCCGAAAACATCCGCGCGCAGTATGAGGAGCGGCTGGACTCCGCATTCCCCGAGGACGGTGAAAATCCGGCCTTCCGGCAGGTGCGAAAGGCCCTGATGCTGCCGAAGGGCGGCGTGAAGCCAGCCCCGGCCCCGGCTGCCGGCACCGCAGCGCCAGCCCCGACCTCTCCGGCGGATGCCATCCTGCGGAAATACGGCATCAAATAATGGCCTACACCGACCAACAGATTAAGGACTATGCCCTCCAGCTTGAGCAGAATGGCGCTTCCGCTGAGGAAATAGAGGCTTTCGTCTCTGCGGCGGTGGCAGAGCGGGGTGCGGCTCCGCAAGCGCCTAAAACGCCCGCAAGGCCTGTTCCTGCGGCCATGCCGCAGCGGGGTATGCTGCAACGCATGCTTCAGCCGCCGGTCATGGATGTATCGGGGGCGAGCATTCGGGATGTGGGCGCCGCGGCAGACGTGGGAAAGCAGATGGCGGCGATGGGTGTGGATGCCGGGCTTGAGGCCGGCGGTGCAACGGCCGGGCAAGCCGCCGGAGCCGCAGCCGGCCCGCTGGCCCCCGTAGCCATGCCGGTCTTGGGTGGCCTAGGTGCTACTGGGGGCGCCTATCTCGCCTCCAAGCGCGGCGGTGAGCCCATGACCATGGGCCGGGCGGCGTCCGCGTTCATTGGTGGCATGGTCCCCGGCGGCTCGATGGCGGGGGCTTCGGGCCGAAAGGTGGCGGCGGAGGCAGGTAAATACGCAGCGCAGAACATGGCGGCTGCCACGGCGGAAAGCGTCATCGACGAACGCAAGGTTCCCGAGCTGTCCCGCGGATTGGTCATTGGCGGGGTAGGTGCGCTTGCGGCCCCGGTGGCAAAGGGCCTCGATACGGGCACCAACCCGCTCGCCCGCGCCGAGCGTGCGGAAGCCTCGCGCCAGGCTGCCAAACGGGAGACGTTGAAGCTGGGCCGTGAACTCGGGTATGTGCTGCCGCCCTCGGTGGTGCGCCCCAATCCGGCAAACGACTTCATCAACTCGGTCGGTGGCAAGGCAGCGACCTTGCAGCAGGCCGTTCAACGCAACCAGCCCATCACGAACGCCGCGGTCCGCGACGAACTGGGATTGCCGGCGGATACGGCGTTGACCCCGCAGGCGCTTGAGGTGGCGAAGCTCGGCCCAAGCAAGACCTATGGGGAAATCGGAGCCCTCTCCCCGCAGGCCAGCATTGCGCTGGAGAACTTCAAGCAGGCTCAATCGGAGGCGCAGGCCCAGTTCTTCATTTGGCGAAACCAAATAAAGAAGGACGCCAGCTTGCTGGAGTCGGCCAAGCAGAAGCGGGCCGATGCGGAGGCGATGCTGGCCCAGCTCAAGGCTGAGACGGTGCGGGCCGGCAAACCCGAGCTGTTCGACAAGTTCAACGAAGCACGGGTGAAACTCGCTCAAATCGGGCTCGTGGAGCGCGCGGTGAACAAGGCGACGGGCGACGTGGATGCGCAAATCCTCGGAGACGCCTTCGACGCCGGGGAAAAGCTCACCGGCAATCTGGAGAAGATCGGGCGCTTCGCCAATGCCTTCAAACAAGCTGTTCGGGAGGCATCCGAATCGCCTCCGTCTGGTGTGCACCAGCTCCTGCCGATGATGGCCACGGCGGCGGGCGGTGCCGGCGTGGCGACGCATGGTCCGCAGGGGTTGGCCTATGCCGCACCGTTCCTGCTGGCTCCGCCAGCCATGCGGCAAATAGCACTCTCGGCGCCCTACCAAAACGCTTTCGTGAACTACACGGCCGGCGCCACGCGCCAGGATGTGCCGGCGATGCTTGCGCGCTTCATGACGCAGGGCGCCGGAAGGCAGGAGCCCCGTCCGGTGCCGTATCGTCAGTAGCAACCTTCTCCATGAACCAACAGTTCAACCCCAATTCAACCGATGCCATGTTTGCCCGTATCATGGAGCGGCTGGACGAGCTTAAGGCTACGACGGATGAAATCCGGGATGAGGCCAAGCACACCAATGGCCGCGTGACCTCCCTGGAGAAGGAGAAGTGGTATCAGCGCGGCGTTGCCGCGACCGTAGCCGTGCTGGCAGGGGCGGTTTGGGAGTGGTGGAACTCCCGTTAGGCGTGTTCGCCCAACCGTCTTGACAAGGCCGGTATGGCACCTATGCCATACGATCAAACCGGAGACCTTAAGGCAGGGCGGCGGGGGCGATAGGGGAAAACCAACCGAGGCCCCTGCCGCCCTAATTCATGGAAATTAGTTCAATGCTGAACCCCGGCGCTTCTTCGCAGCCTCTGTGAGCCGGAGTATTTCGCTGCGACAGTAAAGCAGCCAGTCCACGGCGTCATCGGGCGCTTGATACCAGCGTGCGAGCCACGTTTCATCAGCGACTCCAATTCGCATACGTCTACCTTAGCCGCCTCACTCGGGGGGAGATTTTTAGGCGCATGATTCATACCGGCCGTTCCTCGTTACGCCTTCCATACTCCGCGATGAGCAAGCTGTCAGCCAGCGCATGCGTGACCTTGACGGCGGGGAATAGCTCCTGCGCACGGCGCTTGGAGACGTTTTTATCGCCCTTGGTGAGGCACCCCAGCTCCTTCTGCCAGACCTGCGGACGAACCCACTTCAAAGGCACGGAAAGGGCCTGCAATGCGGCCTCCAGATTCCCAAGTCCACGGCCAAAGGTGAAGGACGACACCACCCCTTGCTTGGGCATGGAGTGCACCACCTCGACATAGGCCACGCAGGGGCGGTTGATGGAGAGGTCCCGCAGGAGGTCAACGAGGTCGCCCACGGTCTCGGGCATGGGCTCCGCAATGAGGTTTTCTCGCCCGATGAGGGAGATGCCGCCGGACTTGCCGGGGTCGATGCCGATGATGTTCATGTTTTGGGGCGTTCAACGAACAGCTTGCATTGCTTTGTCTTTTCGTATGCCTCTCGCGCGGTCATAATAGGCGACGTTTCTTCGACCTAATCACTGTTCAGCTTTTCCGCTTTCGGCGCTATGATTGCGGCGAGCGCAAAGCACGCGGTCGCGAAAATAGAAACCGGAATCATTGCCCATTCGTGGCCGGGCGTTGCGATTGCGAGTCCTTGGGCGAGTCCGGCGATCCAGAAGAGGAGCATCGACGGCATCCAGCGAAGCAGTGTTGTTTTCATAAATTCAGAAGAGCTGAACCCCACGTCAGAGCCAACCCGATTGGGGCTCCTGAGTGGTCGGAAAGCGTCGAGTGGGCGAAACATCAGAGGTCGGGTTGGCTCACCTTTACGTTAGCCTTTCCATGGGCGCGTGTTTTTCAGGTGCATTGTTGCCCCAAAAAGATGCTCGAACATCCCATGGCAGTTCGTCAGATGCACGTTTCCCTCCTTGTCGATACCCACGACAAAGACAGGGCTACCATCCATCGTGATCGTCACCTCTTGCGCTCGGGCGTCGAGCGTTGTCGCGACCGCACTTTCACCATATCCACGAGCGCGTTGGTGACTCACCTTCGGCTGTTGGTCCGTGATGATTTCTACTGTGAATTTCGGTTTCATAAAAGAGGCTAACCAGACATTGCAGAGAACGGCGACAGAGCGTCAGGGAGAAGGCGGACGCCCCTCATCGCCGTCTCTGATTCTTGGTGTTAGTCTGAGTTTTCTGGTGGAAGAAGGGTGAATTGGTGAAAGCCATTTCCGAGTTTCACCATGCGGACACGAAAGCCTAGCTGCTTGGCCGTCCATCGCAGGGAGGCAGCCCGCTCAAAGGGAAGCTGGATGGATGACCCTACGGTCATGGCTTGGATAACGGCCCTGTTCTGGCCGCTCCATTCCGCATGGACAAGCTTAGGCATAGTGGTCTTCTCCGTTTCGCTCCGCTCGCAGCTTCCAGCACCATTCATTGAAGCTCTGGGCTGACTCGGTGCAGACGGCCGCAGGCGGTTGCTCAGGGGTGGCGTGGGGGTTCCAGGGGAAGTGCCGCCAAGCCCGCTCCTGGCGCTCCCATTCGTCCCAAGTGCGCTCATTGCGCCTTCGCTCATCATCTCGGTCAAAGGGCATCAGGGAGGGGATAGCTCGCGGATATGGCGGTTGAGGTATGCCTCGCGGGCGGCGGTGAGATGGCGGCAGCGTTCGGGTTTGAGGGTGCGCTTCCACTCGGGGAAGCGGCGGCAGGACCAATCCTCGCAGGAGCAGTGCCCAAGGGGTTGGTGCTCGGCCAGGTCCACCATATGCACCTCGCCGGGCCTGCTCCACGATTCGACGGTGGCCCGGAAAGGTTCGCCGGAGAGGAAGGAGACCTTTACCGTGCGGAAGCACTTAGGCATTCAGTGTTTCACAGACAGGACGTAGTGCGTGCAACCATACATGCCGCCGACTATAATTCATTTTGATATACGAACGCGGGTTCCCAGAATCACTTGTTCGGCCAAGATCCAACGGCAGCGGCAATTTGTTGCTGGAACTCGCGCAGACACGCTTCTTCCATTTTAGGGAAGAAGAATTTCCACCATATGAGCCGGTTATATGTCGCCATCACGAACGGCAGTCCCATGTGATCGTAGTCGGATCCCGATGACGGATTGCAGGATGCCTGATACCTATTTTCCGCGGCTGCATATTCGTCTGATGTGGGTTTCGGGATATTTGCTGGCCACTGCGCCCACGCTAACGGAACCCTGAAGGCCGAACCAGTCGATACAGCCAACGCGGGCGAGCGCCCGTCCTCATTCGCTTCGGTCTTTTGGTTGCTCAAAGTTTGTCCTCCGCGTGGCTGATCTCCACGTTAGAGGTGCCCTGTGATTCGCTCGCCGAGGTTGGCAGGGAGATGGCGATGAGAAGGCCTCGGCATACGTCATGGCGGTTCTCCGCCGTGATTTTGTGACGGGCGTTTCCACATCGCACCCAGACCGGCAGCGCGAGTTCTCCGGTAAGCACGGCTACCATGAGCGAGCCGGGGCTGTAGCTTCGGCCATCGACCTCGGGCACCTCTAACAACTCGCCAGAGGGAACGCGCACAATGGCCCCGCGATTTCCAGCGGCGGCTTGTGCGCTCGCGGTCTCGGCGTCGTGGTCACGGATTTGCCGTTCCATGTCCGCGGCATCGTCGATTAGCTTTTGTGTATTCACAGTCTGGATTCTCCGTTCTGGTGCGCGTTCCTCATCTCGGCGTTAGCCCCTATCATCGTAAGGGCTTTGGTGACGTAGCAGAGTTGATAGCGGCGAAAGCCGCGCTCCATGTCGCCGAGATACGGCGCAGAGATTTCGAGATGGGCGGCGAGCGCGCGAAGCGATACTCCCGCGGCTTCGCGACGGACACGCATCTGGCGGCCCACCTCTGTCCACTCATCGCGGATCGCTTTGGCCTGCTCTACCTCTATTTCTTCGAGGCGCGCCAGTCGCAGCGTGAGGTGCATGGGGCTAACCAGATCGCCAGTGCCAACGCGCACAGTGGCCCCGTGAACTTCGCGGCACGGTTCTACGCGCGGACCATTTCCGAACAGCCGCTCACGCTGGCGGCGCTCCATCTCCAAGATCGATTGTGGGGTTTCGCTGTCGCTGCTCATTTAGTCGGTTCTCCGCTCAAGTGCGCGTCGGCACATCTCCGTTGTTCTCCTGCTCAGGATGACCACGACAGCCAGTGTTGTAGTCGAAGTTGTCGCAGTCGCCGACTGGGATCACCCGACGGCCGAGATAGTCCTGGAGCTTGAGGTATTCGCGCGCCTCGCGGCCGGTGCATTCACTGCCGTCCTCTTTCGTGAAGAGCCCAGCAAGGCGAGAGTCTTTCCATCGGAGTGCGCCAGACACGCAGAGGCACATATGCACACGCGTGCGGACCACCGCAGGAGAACCCCTCCCCAGACCCAACGCGCTGACTGGGCCTGCGGGCTCGGTCATGGCGCTTACGCTCTCGGCCAGAGGGCTGGCGTGATCCGTGGTGAGTTCGCGCATCAGCGCGCGGTTGAGCGGTGTATCCGTGTTCATACTACTAATCTGCGCTCGTGGCGCGTTGGTCATGTCGATTGTTAGCCACGGAGGCCGTCCTTGTAGTCCTCTTCCGCTGATTCCATCGACAGGAAGAAGCCGACCATGCCAGCTATCGGGATTAGCATCCACATCCACGCGAACGGGGCCAAGCGGCAGTATGGGCGGTTGTGTTCGTAATGGCGTTTTTTAGAGCAGAGCCGAAGCGTTACCTCGGCGTTCAAGTGGCGGAATTTTGTCCAGACGTGTTTCATGTTTATCGGAGGGCTAACCAGCCCGTAGAGCCAATGCGCATACGGGGTCTGTTTGTTGTTCAGTGTTGAGGGCTGCGCATTGGCTCACGCGGGATGTTCGGCAGTGCCATTACGGCGATAAAGCCGATTATGGCGATAAAGCCGATTATGGTGGCAGCATGGAGCAGCCACATCAGCCAGTCTGGTGATTCAACCTTACCCTCGAAGTCTTCGGGCTTTTTCATGGTCGGTGTCTCCTTCACGCGCACACATACACCCGTGCCATCCGCCCCGTGCGGGTGGGCCTGCGCTGGCCCGTGTCCCGCAGGAGCCCGCGCTTGACCAGCGAGTAAACGCGAGCCGAACAATTCTGGTGAGGGAGCCCTGTCATCATCTCGATCATGTCGGTGGTGAGGCCGTCATCGCCCCAGCCGCGGACGCAATCCATGACCATGCGTTCGCAGCGCTCCAAATGCGGTTCCATGGATTTGGCAGCGGCGTTGCTCGTGTCGGTTCCGTTCGTTGGGATGTCTAGTGTCGTGTTCATATAGTGGGATTGTTAGGGTGAAAAACTGGATGGTTAAGATTTGGTTGCTTTCTTGATCATATGTTGCACGACCCGGAGCGCGTGATTGAACTTTGCTTCACCAACCGTGCGTAAGTATGCCTTCGCTGCATTTGGCACCGCTTTCTTTGTCGTCCGCTTTGTATTGGGGACAGCCACTCCGGTGGCGATGTGCGTTGCATGCCACACCCCGTCCTGTCCTATAACGGGAGTTACGGCGAACCGCTCGCCAAAGCACTGGAACGGAAGAAACCCATGCGTCTTCCATGTAAAGGACGGCGGATTGCCTCCTTGAATCGTAACCTCTATTCGGCGCTTTGATTTCATACTCATTTCAGTTGAATGGTGAATTGATGGAGGTCTCGCATAGCCGGCGGCACACATCCCGCGCGGCATCCTGAGAGCCCAGCGCTAGGCGTTGCTCAAACGGGCTGCCCTGCGATGCGCTCAAGGCATACTTGGTCGTGATAGCCGTAGGCATTCCCCGGCTGCTCCGGTAGTCGATGACCGTGAAGAAGGCCGACACCACGTGCTCCGTGGGCTTTCCCTTCCCCACGTCGTCAATAACGAGGAAGGGCCAGCGCTGCACCGCCTGAATCTCCCTCGCCATGCCCGAGCCCCCATAGCGGTGGGCCTTGTCCAGCTCGCTTTGCCATTGGTGCCAGGGCAGGAACTTGAACTCCCGCGCCTCATCCACCCATAGCCTCCGGCAGAGCTGGACGACGCTGCGGGTCTTTCCCTGCCCGCTGGGGCCATGGCAGAACGGGGCCTTTGGGCCGAACTTCCAGTTCACCACGGAATGGCACCGCGGGTTCGGATAGAGTGCTGGATTGGAGTCCTTCAACGGGAGATCTAGATGGTCCCAGGTGTTGAGGCGCTTCATGCGCTCGTTGTGCTCGTGCTCGCGTCTGGCGTTGGCCAGACGCTCCTGTTCGCAGGGGTCGCAGAGCCCGTTATTGAACACCTCTTCCCCCCAGAGGAAAACGGGGGTGTAGGTGTAGGGTTGGCCGCAGTTCACACAGGCGGCTGTTTTCGTGGCTGCTGAAGTGGACATAAGTGTTCATGGGGTAGTCCTCAGAAGGGCACATCCTCGTCCACCGGGGCCTTGTCGGGCGCATCCCCGGATGGTGGCGGGTTGCTCTTGCCTCCGGCAAAGGCGCGATACTCATCGCTGCCCTTCGCGAGCGTGACCATCCATTCCGGCATGTTCGCGGGGAACTCCACCTGCCCACCCGAGACGAGGGCCTTGTCGATGGCCTCATCCAAGTTGAAGTAGAGCGGCGGATTCTCGGCCGTGAACTTGGTCATGCCCTTGGCCAAGGGCGCCACGGACGTGACATTGGCGTAGGTCTTGCCCCCGCTGCTCGTGTGCTGGACCGTCAGCAGGCAGTTGGCGCCAATGAGCCTGTCGATTTCAAAGGTGGAAAGCTCCTCCTCGGTGAAGGCGCGCCCGCGCCAGTTCTCCAGCACGTGCCGGAGCGTGGCTTTCTTGCCCAGCGAAAGCGTGTAGCGCTGGGAGATGGCCCGCGGGACATTCTTCTTGTCGCCGAAATCCCCCCGCTCATGGGGAAGCTCCCAGATGAGCATGATTTTCGGTCGAGGCTGGAACTTCTCGGACGGCTGGGTGCCGATGGCGACACAGCCATAGCACACGGCTTGGTGGCTGCCGGCCGCAATCGGCGGGGCAGATTCGGAGTGAGGAGCTTTTATTGGCATGGGAATTACTGGAAAATCACGTCTTTGCTCACTGCCCGCTGGTTGCAGGTGGCCAGGTTTTCCTGCGTGGCCCGCGTCCATACGTGCACGCGCAGCCGGTTCACTTGTTTAGCCAGCCAGAGGATGAAGCTGTGAACGCCCGTGAGGGCGGCAGAAAGCAGGGTAAGGAAGCGGAGTTTCATGGTTCGTGGGGATTCGCCCGGAATGGGGGCAAAAGTCGTCCTTCCGTCCGCTGCTCCGCGGCCTCATCCGCTGCCCGCTGGGCAGCTATCTGGAGGGCGCGCAGCTCGCGCTCCTCGTCAGGGGTCAGCCCTTCGCCGGAGCGCTTCCGCACAAGCGCACACTCCCGCAGGGTCTCGGGTTTGAGCCGGAGGATGGTCACAATCCACCCCCGCTTTCTCGTGACAATGTTACACCGCTACGAGGGAGACGGATAAAAGGGTCTTCTGCTGCAAAATACCCCCGCTCGTTAATCGAACGCAAATACCTCGGAGTTGTTTGTTTTCGTTTGCAGGACTGTGACAGCGTGTGACACAAGCCCTCATGGGTTTCGGGGTCTACAAGCGCGGCAACAGCCCTTATTGGTGGATTTGGTTTGGCACCGGAAAAGACCGAGCCTTCGAGAGCAGCGGCAAGCGCCGCACCGACCCGCTTGGTTGGAAGCACGCATACGACCTGGCCCGCGCCAGGGCGGGCGATGCCGCGTCGGCCGGGAATAGCAAGAGCGCTCGATGGGATGCGTGGGTGGAGGACTGGCTTCGCATTCGGATGCCGGATGAGCGGCAAGCGCGCTCCCTGCGGCTCAACCTCATGCACTGGCGCTTCATTCGAGCATTCCTTGGTGACAGAGGGGTTCTTGAGCCCAAGGGTGTCACCTACGCGCTGGCCATGGACTACCTTGTCTGGCGCCAGAAGAACCGCCGACTTCCGCAACGCCCCAAGGTGCAGACCTCCGTGATCGAGGTGAAGCTGTTGAAGCGCGTCCTGTCTGAAGCGGTGAACCGAGGGTTTATTCCCAAGAACCCGCTGGCCGAGCTTAAGCTCACTGCTCCGAAGCACAAGGAGAAGCCGGAGATAACTCCGGAGGAAGAGGCCATCATTCGGGCCGCCCTCGCCAAAAGGGAGGGCCACCTGCCTGTCACTGAACGCTGGATGACGATTTCTTTTCTCTTCGGAATCCGCCATGGCTGGCGTATCGCAGAGACGAGCTTTCCGCTGAAGCGGGTGAACTTCCAGACATGGGATGTTCTGGTTCACTCCAAGGGGGACCGGTGGCGAACGGTGCCCGTGCACCCCGAGCTTCGTCCGATTCTTTCGGAATTGAAGGAGTCGGGCGCTGCATTGTCCTGCGTCTTCCCGGAGAACAGTTCGCAGCGCGCGAGCTACCATTGGTCGATGCTGCTTCGCGGGTGTGAGCGAGATAACGTCAAAGGCATATTGCCCCATCTCAGCCATCATTGCGGCCGGGTGACGGTCATCTCCCGCTTGGCGCGCGCGGGCGTGCCGGAGCGGGTCGTTATGGAGTTTGTTGGGCATTGGTCGGTTTCCTGCCACCGAATTTACTCACGAGTTGCGCACGGCGATCTTCAGCGTTGTATCTTGCCAGACGCTCCACCCATCGAAGCCCCTCCCAGTCCTTCGCGATGAACTGCGGCCAGCGGCGGCGCCATGCGTGAAAGTCGGAAGGGGAGGCATAATTGGGGATGGGGTCGCCAAGGATCATCCCTGCCTTGCGAATCATGCAGAGGGTGGTGTGGCACATGCCGGTAGCTTCTTGTAGCTCCTTGCCGCTCATCACCCGGTCTGTGTCCATGGCATTCATCGGAGGAGGATTTTTAGGAAAGATTGAGAGTCTGGCGGACGACGGGCGGACGGATGGATGATTCGCTCTGTCGTTTGGCCTATTCGTTCACCCGCGGGTGAGTTGGGCGATGCGCGGCAGGATCATTCCCTCGAACTTCAGGCCGCGTGGCGTCAGGTGCTCGCGCTCGTATTCGTCGAGTATCGCGCCAATCTGCTCCAATTTGGCGAGACGGTCCGCTGCACGGTCTAAGTCCGCTGCGACTTCGAGGAATTTCGTCCTCAGCTTGGCGGGCGATACGACTTGGTCAGCAATGCCACGTTGCTCCTCGGCAGCGGCGCGAATCACATCGACAGATTTTCGGATCATAAATTTGGTCCTCTTCGTTCGACTACTTGGTGTAGATTTTCAGGAGCACAGCCACGGCGACTAGGCCGAGCGCGGCGAACTGCATCACGCAGCCCCACTTCACGAGCTGCATTGCTATCTCAAATACCTTGTCGGCGATCATGGCGGGTTTCGTTCGGTGAAATAATGGCCCACGCATCACCACGCGCTACCCACCCCGGATTCGGCGTCTACTTCACCGGAGCGAATCGCGGTTGGTGAGGTTGGTATCACCAGACTACCTGCCGGGCCTAAGCCTTGTCCGTGTGCGTGGGCCAAAGTCATTTTTCGTTCGAGGTTAGGCGGTGACGGCTTCGCTAACGTCGGCAACGGCCGGATGCCCCACGTCCTCGACCTTGCGGAATCGGTCCGCGTAAAAGGCGTATTCGATGTTCCAGAACGGGTGTGTGGGAGCCACGATCCCAACAACGCGCAGACCCCAGCGACCCGACACCGGCGACTGAAAGACTGCGCGCACGCAATAGACATGGCCGCACTGTAGGCCGAGCGTGGTTCCGGCTTTGCGCGGCTTGTCGTCTACGCAAACCACTTTGTCAGATACGTTGAAGTTCATGGCTGTTCGTTCGGGTCAGTAGTGGCCTCGGCCGCCGCATTGTGAGCAGGGCACAAGCTCGCCGGGGTGATACCAAAGCGGGTCTTCCTCATGCCCGTCGAACCAGCCATCGCCGCCGCACAGCCCGCACGTTCCGCCGAAGTCGTCGTCATGGCAGACGCATTGGTGCCGTGCGTTCCCGCAGCCGGTGCATTCCGGTTCCGGATCCACTTTCTTACACGTCGGGATGCTCATGTTCGTTCGCTGTCAGCGTTTCAGTTTCTTCGCCGCGTTCGCCCACGCTCCGCGGTATCCCTCGAAGCTGTCGCCGCTGCCGAGCATCCGCGGGAAAGGAGCACTCATGTCGGCAACGACAAAGTATTCCTGCTCGTGGGTGACGACACACACGGCTTTCGGGAATCTCCTAAGCACTTTCTTTTTCGGCGTCATAGTCGTTGCTGGTTCGTTCTGCGCTACTGGCTCCACTTGTGGAAAACCTCACCGTCGATGCTCACCGCACCGACTGAACCAGCGGCTTCCTTCGAGTCATACCAAAGCCCGCTGACCTTCGACATCCAGCGCAGCTTGGGCGTGACGGTTTTGGCCCGTTCAAGCGTCAGCAACTCGCGCACGCGGCTCAGTTGCTCCTGTTGGTCCGTAATGATGATTCGCGCCTCTTCCAGCGTCTCCGGGCATTGCGCAAGATGCAGCACTTGGCTCATGGATTTCATCGTGGGTCGGCTCCTCTTCGTTCAACGCTTGTGGACGAGCCGGTCGCGGAGAGTTTCCGGCATCGGTCTCGGGAGCTGATTATTGCGCCAAAGCGACTTGATGTAGGCGTCGGCCTCGTCGCGCTCAGCCCGCGCGTCAGCCAGCGCAGTGCGCAGGATTTCAATCTCGTCGCGTTGGCGATAGAACGCTTCCGCCACGATCACCTCTGCGGGCTTTGGCGGTAGGTTGCCCGCGTTACGCAATGGCTCGGGAGTGGAGGCGGTCGGTGATGCGTTCACGTCGTTCCTTTCGTTCTGCGGTCAGTTGAAAACCAGCTCGGCGGCTGGCACCCAATGCCGACCGGAGACGCACTCCACCCACCACCAGCCGGGAGTGTGTGGATGCTCGCGGATAATTCTGACTTCGGCGCTGAGGCCGTTAGCTTTCCATGTGCCGGTTTTCATCGCAGGCTTCGTTCAGCACGCGAGCGCCTCGACGGAGGCGCGCACATGCACGCCACGCGTGCTGGGGTGCGTGTAGATCATCGTCGTGGCCACGTCTACGTGGCCGAGAATATCCTGCACGGCGCGAATATCGACGCCGCTCTCCAAGAGATGCGTGGCGTAGGCATGGCGCAGCCGGTGAGGCGTGGCGACGCCGAGTAACCCCACGCGCTCGGCCGCCTCGCGCACCGCGGTTTGGAGCGTCTTGTCATGGAGGCGCCACCGCACGAGATGGCCGAGGCGCGGGTGCCTGCAACGTCCAGGCGCGGCGAAGACGAAATACCACGGCCACGCGAGCCCGTAGCGCGGCGACTTGTTGTAGACCGGATCAGGCAACGCGACAGGGATGCGGTCGAGTTGGTCGCGCTTGTAGAGCAATTCCACCCGCGCGAGCTGAGCGCGCAACTCCGGCATCAGCGCGCATGGGAGCGGCACGATGCGGTCCTTACCGCCCTTGCCGTTGCGCAGCAAAATCTCCGACTGCTCCCATCCGATGTCTTGCACGCGGAGATTGAGCACATCGGAGATGCGCATGCCCGTGTGATAGAGCAGCCGGCAGATGAGGCGGAACGGATAGTCGGGGCTATCGACTACGGCGCCGATGAGGTCGCGCACCTGCGCACGCGTGAGCACGTGCGGGAGGCGCACCGCCATCTTGGGCCGCGGAATGTCGCCCAGCTTGCCGAGGGGCTGCTGACGCACATCCTTGTAATACCAAACGAGCGCGTTGAGTGCCTGCTTGAGCGTTGTTGCCGAGCGAGGCGAGGGGCCGGACACGAGCTGCGCGAGGTAGCGGGTGACCCGCTGGGTGGAGTCGGCCGCGGACCGCGCTTCGGGAGACAAGGCGAGCCATACGCCATAGCGGCGCACCCACGCGCAATAACAGCGCTCGGTAGTGAGGGACCACTTGCGGAGGCGGACTGCCGTGCGCGTCGCCTCGACTTGCGCGGAGATAGCCACGCGTTGAGCCTCCGACAAAGAGGCCCAGCGGCGGCGCATTATTACCTCGTGCGGCTTCATTTTGATATACGAACGCGGGTTCCCAGAATCACTTGTTCGCCAAATCGGGCGGGTCGATTTTTCCGCCGCACGCAAAGCACACCTCGCGCAGTGAGTAGCCTGGGAAGACTTCGTAGCCTTTTCCTTTGCACACACTGCACGGCTTGGTTCTAGCGACGCTCGCCAGGCGAGCGGTGTTCACGAGCCAAGCGGCCATCGCCGGATGCGTCGCGGAGCGTTGTGTATGACTCATCACCTGCCATCTGCGCCGATCGCCAGCTGGCGAGTGTAGCGCGAACGGGAAGTGCACCGCGTTGGGCGCGATGCGCGAGAAGCAGAGCCAGGTTGTTTTCGTGCGGGTGTCCCCCCACCACGCTTGCAGCACTTCGGCGGTCCAGAGATCGCCGCGCGATTTGCCAGGCTTCGGAAGTCCGCAGTAATCGAAGAGGCGGGAGTGCGCAGGGTGCTCCAGCACGCCGCCACATTTCCGCAGCCAAGCCACGCAGAGTGGCCCGAGTTCCTTTTCCCCGGCGAGCGGTTTCGCCTGATGCGCGCAGTAGGCGGACCACGAGCGGCACGGCGGATGCGCCACGACGGGCATTCCTCCGGCGAAGGTCCGCATGTCGCGCTTCGCGTCGTAGCACTCCACGCCTGGAAGCGTCTTATAGATCGACTTCGCGGCGACCCCGAGCACGGCGACCGGTGATGGCGAACCAGACGCCAGAGCAAACGCGCCTGTCTGTCCGGCCGCGGACGGCTCAGGGTAGGCGGATGCCAGCGGCTCCGACTGGACTACACTCTCAGGCGCGTTGCTCATCTGTTTTGTTCAGCGAAGCGGCTTGCTCATCCATTCGCTTGAGTGCGATTTCCGCATACATGCGCAGCAGGTCGAGTTGTTCGCGCTGGCCAGCTTCGTAGAGTTGGCGCATGATCTCGTTTGCGATCAGTCGGATTTCGTTCGCGTGGGAGTCGGTCATGGTTGGCGAAATAGATTACCCAGCCAGCAGCGGAAGCGGACCCACAACCCAGCACCGGGCACGCTCGCGGGAATCGCGCACGTGAGTTCGCCTATCAGTTCGGCGTTGCCCTGAATTGCCCGAAGGCGGATGCGCGCATCGTCGTGATCGCGCGCTGGAAAGTGGAAGCTATAGGTTCCACCGTCGGGATGCCGATATTCGGCCCCGAATGTTGGCCATTGATCGTTTTTCATCGGAAAGCTGAACCAGTCACCTCACGAAACCCGGACGATTCGCTCGTCCGAAGTCGCAGGGCTGGAGGTGGGCGAATATCAGGGGCCGGGTTTCGTGGGTTCGATGTTCGGCGGAGGCGGTAGCGGCATCCATGCAACAGGATCGCCCTGAAAGCGTGCGACCTGCTCACCATCGGTGCCGATCCACGCGGAGTATCTTGGATCGTGCCCCCTACCTCCCGGCGCGTAATACCAGTCCCAGTAGCAGATTCCAATTGAGCCGTCGGCGAAGGCCACTAGCAGCCGAGGCGGCTCTACCCACTTCGGATCGTTGGTGCGTTCTGCACCGCCGCCCTTGGGCGCAGTGTCCATGGACATCCACGCCGAACCACCCGTAGAGCCAACGCGGGGTGCTGCTCCGTTCTTTTTCGTTGAAGTCTTCATGTATTCGAAAGTTTAGAGCCGCGTGGCTCACTTGGAATGTTAGACCCCAAGCTCGGCGCGCTCTTCGGGCGTGAGTTTGGCGATGGCGTTCTTTCGGATTTCAGCCTCTCGGCGGCCTTGTGCGTCTCGGCGCAGTCGTTCCGCATCGCGGCGTTTGTGTTCTTGCCACCATTCCCGAGCCCACTCGGGCACGACGCCCCCGCGGGCTTCGATTTCTCGGCAGCGGTCGCAGGCCAAGCGAGTCATCGTTTGATGATCGCGATTCTCACGTTCTAGTTGTTCGCGGCTTGGGGCGCCGTCTGAGCATGGCATAAAGAAAAGGTCTAACCAGACGCCACGGCGCTCTCCGAAATTTCCCGTTTGAGCCATTCCTTGAGCGCTTCGGCCAAGTGCTGATAGCCCTCGGACTCCGCTCGCTGAATGGCCAGCATAAGGCTTAGGCGCAGGCTAATGGTGTGTCGGGAACCTCGCAATGAGGTTATGTCGTAGGTCATGGCTCAACTCCTCCCTTAGTTCGCCTTGGCCTTCGGGACCTCCCGGTCCACGAGGTCCCATGCCTCCTCCCGCAGCATGCTTGAAAGGGCCTTCCGGCGATTCCTCGCCACGGCCACCAGCTTCTTCTTCAGTTCGGTTTCCCCGCGGAATTTTATCAGGGTGTCTTTTTTGGGTGTAGCTCTCATTGGGCTCTATTGTGGCTATTTTGTAGCTACAAAAAACCACGAGGTGCAAGCCATATTTTTCTTTTCTTTGTGGCCCTTTTGTGGTCCACGTTGGCGAACTAAGCTGGAACCATGAAAAAAACAAAACATCCCACCTATCCCTCGTATGACTGCGGGCTTCGCCCCCTGAAGGACGACATTATCCGGAGCCGATGCTCCAAGGCCTTCAAGTCGCGCGTGGCGCGCATGGCCGCATTCCACGACAAGGAAATCTCGGACATCGTGCGCGAGACCCTGCTCAAGGAGGTGATGGAGTTCGAGCGGCGCATGCAAGCCGTCGCCTGATGGACGACGAACGCTCACAATTCCCCGTTGTCATCCGATTCCGCGCCTCGAAGGAACTAAAGGCTCAGCTCAAAATCCTGGCACGGCGAAGGCAGCAGAAGATGTCGGACATGCTGCGGCAGCTGGCGCTTGGCATAGTGGAGCGCGAAGAGAAGGAGCGGGGGCCGCTCATCCCCGGCGCGCCCATCAGTTCCGAAGCGAGTCGTCTTGCAGCCGATCTTCGCAGACAACGCAAGGTGGAGCGGGGTGCGAAAGCTCATGGCATCCCCAGAGAGAAAGGAACTCGTCTTTCTGTGCCTCGGGCAGAAGGCGATAGACCGCTTTGATGTAGTCGGCGCGCTTCTCCTTGGGCACCAAGGCGTGAGCCAGGTTGGCCGCGAATGCCATTTCGCTGTCGTTCCAGTCGCGGATGAGTCCGTCCAACCTTGGCGTAATTGGCATAGCAACCCCTGCCATCGGAATTTTTCCTATAGGTGCAAGCGCAGACGCGCGGCGTAAGTATTTTCACCCATGTTTCAGAATTCACAAATCACGGTGAACCACCCGGAGAATCCCGTGACACTGCGCGTGGCTGCGGCCTTCTATTGGTCTTGGGGCTGGAGGGTTATGCTTTTCGCCGGAACCCTAAGCTTCGCCCGTGGGTTCATTGTGAATTACTGGGCCTTGAGTGTAACTACGGACTGGATTCTTGGGTGGACCGTCAACTTTTTGACCCTCCCTGTCGGTCTATGGGTAATGCTGCGTATTTTACGAGGCGGAGCCGGGGCCTATCGCTTCCAAGTTTTCAGGAACCCCTAAGCACATCATGAATATCGATACGACGGAGAAAGTCTCCGCGGCCTACGGCCGCTTGAAGCAGGAACGAAATCAGCTCGCCGAACGGCTCCGGATGCTGGATGTCCAGATTGCCACCTTGGAGATGGTAGGCGCTGGCCATAACGGCGAATCCGCCCCAGCCCTAGGCGTAGACACCCCCATGCCGCCAAATCGCGTTAAAAGCCAAGGAGCGGGCGCCATTCGGGCGCCGGTGGGAGAGCTGAAGAAGCAAATCCTCGCGGCGCTCAAGGCGAATGGGAAGCCCATGACGAACCACGAGCTGAGGACCTACCTGGAGTCGCATGGCTACAAGTGGTCGCTGACCCCGCTGCATGTCTCCAAGACCCTGACGGGGCTCGTGAGGGAAAAGAAGATCAAGGGTGAAGGTTCGATAGTGAACCGGAGGTATCGGCTGGCGTGAGGGCATGGCTGGCCAGTCTGGCGTTGCTGGCGGCTGGGGCATGCGCCCCCGCCAGCAAGCCAGCGGTCGTGTTCCGGGTGGTGGAGGCGAAGGGCGCCACGCCGACCGCGGAGCAGCCGGCAAGGGTGGTGTTCGAGGGCTATGAGTCCCCGGTGTTCGTCATCGACGGAGCGGGGATTGTGGGCAAGGAGCTGTTCGTCGAGGTGAGGGTGAAGGATGGCAAGACGATCCACCTGTCTCCGGTGAAAATGGGCTCCGACCGGGGGAACTGGTTTTCGATGGGGAGGCTTAAGCCCGGGGCATATCAGGCCGTGCTGCATTTGGACGGGGAGCCGGCGGCTGACGCGGAGTTTTCCGTGCTCCCATAGCACCTAGGCTAAAAATAGGTCTTGACCTGTGGCATAGTTCCCTATGCCCTCCGGCCCAGTTCTTGCGGAGTCGAGACCGCGTCTGAGTAATCCACTTTGGTGATGGGCCTAAGAAGCCCGCAGCCCGGACGAGTTCTCGACCTCGCCGGGCTTCTTTCTTTCCCCGTATCACCCGAAGGAAATAGCGTGAGCGGCCACCCTAACCGGGAGCCCTGCCACGCGTAGCTATCGGTGCCCGGTCCAGCGGACGGCACTGGTGAGCATACAAGCGCACGGGTCGAACCGCTCGGGAGCAAAACCCTAAAAGGGTTTGCTATCCCAGGAGTGCCCGAGTGAAAGCGCCGTGGGGTATGCTCTCCAGTGCTTTCCTGCATAAACGCTGAAACAGCAAAGGACGGCACTGGTGAGCCGGAGGGTAGGTTTGGTTGGTTCGAGGAAAACGTCTTTAGGTAACTCGTCCCGTAAACATTCCAGACCCAAATCTGGCTCTCCAGTGCTTTCCCTGCCGGCACCTTATTACTGGCCCCCTGAACGACACCAAACAGGGGTTTGAAGTAGCGCGAAGGCTTGGCCTTCGGGTGAATGACGCAAGGTGCCCGAAAGGGCAACGTGGGCGACGAGCTGAACCAGCACGGCCTTGTGTGTAGAAAGGGGCAACGCAACTCCCCAGTCCGGAGCGCTAGGCTTCCTCCACACCTTCCCCTGCAAGGGTGAAGTGTGGGGACGCACTGAAACCCGAACCGGATCGCTATGCTCCCTTTCTACTCTTCTGAAACGCTAAGCTCCCGAAGCGGGCAACGACCGCGAGGGATGCGGTGAGGCGTGCGACGGGGCAAAGATCTTGTGAGTTGGACGCACGCTCCCAAGGCGCAATCGGCCGGCGGCGCATTTTGATATACGAACGCGGGTTACCAGAATCACTTGTTAGGCCAAGAGTCGAAGCCTGCATTGTAGCCTTCACGCCATTCGTTGCGGAACGGCGAGCGCAGTTCGTAGTAGGGGCACTGGTCGTGGTAGCGTCGCGCTTTCGCGTCGCGCACGCCGTCAGTGAAGCCCAGGCGATAGGCATCACTTCGTTCGCTTGGCGCGGAATCTTGGGCATTCATCTCCGTCTTCATATGGATGAGGGTATGCGGCGAGGTGTTCGCCAAGCGTGCGCCCGCAGACGCATATGCGATCCATCCTCTGGAAGTCGTATTGTCCGCTCGGGCGCCTGTCCTTCTTCGGGCCTAACGAGTCCCCAGAGCCAACGCCGTGCGTTGCTCCGTCCTGCTTTCGTGAGTCTTTACCGGCGTGGCTCATGTTCCGATGTAAGCCCAGCTATTCCGGCCCGCTCCAGCATGCGGCTTGCGGGGCCACTCGGCCCACCGGACTCCTAGCGACAGGAGAGGGGTTCAGTTTGTGTTCGAGGGAGGGATGAGCTTGCCGGCCTTCCACACCTGGAGTTCGGCCAACACGAAACCAACGCAGCCAGCTAGGAGCTGATAGTCCTGCTGTGTTTTTGGTCCACGCTCAAGGACAGCCTTTAGCTCGGCCTCGCGTCGTGAGAACTCCGAGAGAGTGTGCTCGCGGAGTTGCTTGGCTTGTTCGGGGCCCATGGGGTTAGGACTCGACCGCAAGGCAGCGGTTGATCGACGGACGAAATTCGCCGGTACGCAAGGCGTGCTGATGGTAGGTCTCCCTGTGAGCCGGCACGGTCACTGACTCGCCCGGCTCAAGCTCATGGGTCCACGTGTTTCCGACCGGGACGTTCGCGTAGAAGAAACGGCCCTGCATGCGGCCGGCGCGCACCTCCCGTCCGTACCAAGAGCGCGGGCTATAGGTCTTCCCCTCAACCTCTACCATTAGCACCCGGCGTTCACCGGAGGGAGTCAGGAAGTAGTAGTCGTAGATGCCGGTGTCTTCGTCCCACTCACGGGCAAGCGTCCGAGCCGTCCGGGAGGTATTGGTGATCGTCTTCATTGTCGCTAGGATGCCGTTGTGTCGCCTCGGCGGGCGGCCTCGCTTCCCTTCACGGGCTCCTGGGCTCGGAGTCCTCGGGGCACCATGCCCCAAGGCTGGGTAAATTGTCATTCCTGTCTAACGTCTCTTGCGGACGGCGCAAACACAACATGCGCGGTTGCGGCCTGCATCTCCCGCAGCGCTTGCTCGATCTCCCGCCGTGCCTCCGGGCTCATGGGGCGCACCACAATCGGCCGGTGGTGGCAGCCCATGCCGACGCAGCAGAGCAGGAGAGCAAGCAGGCGGGTTGTCATCACGACCTCGTTTTCGCGGCACCAAAGGCCGCATCGTTCTCCTTGCGGTCATATTCAGTGACTGCGTGTATCAACGTGTCTTTCAGGTTCATTTGTCGCTAGGGTTTGTCGTGGCCTCATTGCCTCCGACGCTCAGCATAATCGCACACCTAGGCCTTGCGCTCAAGGCATAGTTGTGGCCACAAATCGCCTAGTAGGCTGACTTATCCCTCCAAATCGCCCTTGCCTCCGCCCCCTAGGTGGTCATTAGCTACCGCTTATGCCAAGGACTGAGCGCAAGACGGCCTCCGCGGAAAAGCTCCTCGAAAAGCTGCCGGACGCCATACTCAACGGGGCAAGCCCCCGCGCCGTCGCGATGGCCGAAGGTCTGAGTCAGAAGAATGCCTCCTCCCTCGCTGCCGCCATCGCAACCCCCATCGAGCAATTCAACGAGCGCTTGGCCGAGAAACTGGGCATCATCGCGGACGAATACCTTGACGAGATACGCGCCCGCCGCTCGGAGATGCCCGCCGCCTCCCTCGGCTACACCTTTGCCGTGCTCGTGGACAAGCGCACCGCCCTCACCGGCCGCACCAACCCCGCCGGAACCTCCGTCAACGTCCAAGTCAATAACAACGGCCTGCAAATGTCCAAAGAGGACCTGATGGACCTCCTCACCGGCAAACGCCGCCCCACCCACCCACAACCCATCGAAGAAGGGAACGAAAACGTCACTCCGCATGCTTGCACGTCCACCCTTTCCACGCACGCGCCCTGCCGTGCGCTACGTTGAGCAGCCCGGCCGTGGCATTACAGTATTCGCCGCCGGTGCCGCGTTTGCCGCCGGTTCGTTTCCAGAGCACGTCAGCCGCCGCAAAGAGGGCGCAGTGCGCTCGCACGAACTCGTAGAGGTTGGTTGCGGTGTAAGCGTCTCCGGTTGGAGACACGATGCGCCATGTGCGCGCGTGGACATTGCCTTCTCCGCGACCCGCACGAAGGCTGCGCTTAGCGGCTTCGGTGGCTGCCGTCGGGTCGGTGTTGCGGACCGACAGGAGCCGTGCGCGTCGGGCAGCAGTGTCCTTATATGGTGCGCGCTTTGGCATGTTTATTGGCGATCATCGTCGGGATCATCCTTGTGCAGCCAAGCGCCGTATGCCGCTGCGATAACGGCAGCCGACAGGGCGCTGACGGCGACCGTGGTGTATCCGAGCAGCATCGTTACGATGCCCAAAACAGAGGCTCCGATGACAAGGTGGCGCAGGCGCATGGCGTCAGCGCCCGCGCAGGAGTTTGCCGAGCATGTTAAGCGCCTGAGCCGTGGGCATGCGCCCCTGCTCCCAGCCATTGACCGTGCGCTCGGACACGCCGAGCTGCTCGGCGAGCTGCGCCGCGGTGAGGTCCCCGAGCTTGGCGCGCGCGGCACGGATGCCGGGGGCATAGTCCATGAGCCTGCCCGCATCGTCGAGGATCACGGGCATGCCGTAGGAGCTGGCGGAGTGGTCGATTGTGATACGCATAAATTACTCCTCGACGCTGTAGGCCAGGGAGACGCTCTCACGATCCAGCACGACCGCACCGTCAGGAGTGCGGAAGCCGACGCACTCAAACCGCTGCCAGACGTCGCTGACAAACTGCGCGTCGTCCCATGCACCCGCACTCGTGACGATGTTGCGAGGGTTGACGAGCGCCGCGGCCTCATCGTGGCCGATGTTGTAATACTCGGCGGCAAACTCGATCACCGCCTCGGAGACCTCGGGCAACTCGGTGGCGAGCGTCCAGACATGCCGGCCGTAGTGCTCATTGCCGCGCTCCGCGAAAAGCATGACGTGCTTTGTCTCGGTCTTGCTCGTGCGGCGGTGAGTGAGGGTCGCTGTCGTCATGCCCCCGAGACTGCGCAACGCTGCGCAGTCGGTCAACAGCAAAGTGCGCAAATCTGCGAAGCTGTCATCTCCTGAACGAATAAGTCCTATGTCTACCATGGCTACAGTTACCGGGATAGCTCCCCAGCCAATTACCGGGCCTGGAATGGCTCACACCTCTACCACGGGCGTTGGGATGGCTCCTCGCAGGAAGCCCAGGAAATTGAGTACACCGCAGCTGGTGGAACGCCGTCGTTGGGCTAGGGGACTGCTTGCCCAAGGCCTCCGTGAGGAGGCTGTCCGATACCTCACTGAGCGTAAGCTAGGCCTGTGGGAACTGCCCGAGACTCATGCCTTCCCCCTCCCCAAGCGTAGGCGTAACAATGTGCATTATGTTAATTGCGCCACCCTGTCTCCCTCCCCTACCCTTCCGCCTCCTGACCTGGCTACCTCCACCACAGGGGGGGAGGGGGTTGCGCGTGTGCAGGGGGATGGTAATGCCATTCATCCCCCACCCCCTGGTGGAATTTTTCAGTCAGAAACGAACAACCCCTCCTACGACCCCTCCTACGACCCCTCCAAGGAGCCATCCTTCAAGGACAGATTGGAAGGGACTTGGGAGAAGGGGACGGCAACGCCGGCCCTGCGGCAGCGGAGCTGGGTGGCGGAGGTGGGGATCGAGGAGCTGGCAGGGTTCGCGGAGAAGCCTAGGCCAATCGAATCCCAGCCCGTTGAGGAACCTATGCCTAGCGAGGCACCCCCTGAAGGTGAGAATGGCCTTAAAAGCCAAGGAAATGGGGTTCCTGAGGCGCCTGAAGCCTATGCCTCCTGGCCTGCCGAGTGCGAGGTGGAGGTGACGGGAACCTGCCCGAACAACCGTTTGCTGGTGTGCCGGGTGCTGGGAGGGGAGGGGCTGCCGGATGGGGGGCGGTGCAGCCTGTGGAAGGCGTGGGGGAGAACCTGGCCGGTGGGGGCTAGGCTAAGGGCGAGGATGGAAAGCGGCCCGCTGGGGCCGATCATCTATGAGCCCTTGGGGGACTAGTTCAGGGCGTTCCGCCTGATGGCCTTCAGGACGCCCCTGCGGCCTTCCGACCCTTCGGTGGCTGCCTTGCTGTGGATGGCATAGCCTGCGCTCGTTAAAAGCGATTCCAGGGTGTCTGCATCGGCCTTCCGGTGCCATTCCAGCATCACAGCCGAGAACTGGCCCAGCCGCCCGGTCTCGTGCAGCCGCTTGAGGATGGCGGGCTCCGCCCCTTCGGTGTCGATTTTCAGGATGTCCCCAGCCGGCAGCGTGGCAGCATCGATGACCTCGATGGCACAGCCCTTGTCCAAGTGGTGCTCCTCCGAGCCATACACCGAGAACTCCCCGCGGTTGAACTTGCCGGGGAAGAGCATCAGCCGGTCCCGTTTGTCCATGACCCCGACGCGGTGAGGGATGGCGCGGTCCTTCGAGGGCAGC